AGTCTTCAACTTCTTTGCCTTCGGCAAAAGCCAGCAGATCAGCCGCTACTTGTCTGGCTTGCTCTCTAGTCAGTGAAACTGACGTAAAAAATTTGTCTGCTGTTGTCACTGGATTTTTAACAGGGTCTCTACGCATAGAGACTTGAACGCATGTGCCTCTGAAGTCTCCGCCCCAAAAGCGGGTCATGTCAACTCCGTCTGCACGGGATTTTATATCAGTAGCCATTTACTCCTCCATTTTTTCAATCGCTGATAGTAACTTGACGGCGTGAAGTTTGAATTGTTCCTCACTTTGAAAAAAACCACATATTGTCAGGTGATCTTGATCTTGGTTTGCTGGATGATTTTGCAAAGCAACTAAGTTGTATTTATCAAGCATTTCTCTGAGCATTATAACCTCCGGTTATTTGGATAAAAGATAAAACATAGCCCATACTATGACATAGCCAAAGAGACCAACCATAGCACCCGTGAGAGGCTCAAACATATTAATCTCCGATTAAAGGTTGCTGATAACTTCAATGGTGGCTTCGTCCTCGTCCAACGTAGCAATCCACCAGCCGTGTTGGTCATGTACGTCTACAGCCCCGCCGTTCACCGAAGTGTGAACTTGGAAGCTACCGTCAAGGAACTGGTCAATCTCTGATTGAAGGATGGTAATGTTTGTCATGGTCAATCTCCTTAGTTTAATTAATACCCTATAGAACTCATAAGAGTTCGTTCTATAGGGGATTATTAACCTCATCATTTGTTGTTGTCAAGCCTCGTCAAATGCCACAGCATTTCATCGTATGCAAGTCTGCATTGCATGGTCTGCATAGCGTGGAAAAGCTCCGATTTGTCAAGGGGTTAGCTAAGTTTCTAGAACTACTACGAAGTAGTAAAAGTCCTATGAAACAACATCCAGAGGATGAATTGTCAAGGATTGGCAGCAAAATCTCTTTATAACTACCGTATACCCTTCGTAAGAACTAGGGTATACTCAAGAGTAGTTATGGATACCTTGGATTTGGAGGGTCACTGGCAACGAAGTTGCTACACGGGGGTAGGCACAAATGCGTACACGCATGTATATATATAAACAACACCCCCGCATACTTAGAAAAATCTATGGACCTCTCATCACTGTTGCATAAATACCACGAGGCGGTACTAATTAGCTACTTAATAGTATTTTTTTATTATTTTTTTAATATCTCTATTGTAGAACTTTACAGTATAGTGTATAATATTACTATGGAGAATTTAAATAGTAACTATATAGACTCATACATCAACCTTCAAGGTTTGTTGTCTCAACAAGTAAACAATCAATGTAATGATGACTTCTTGTCTTTCGTAAGATTAATGGCACCATCTATTGTGTCTGACTTTAGGATGGGTCGCCACATTGAAGTTATATCAGAAAAACTACAACAAGTAGAAAATGGTGAGATAAAAAGACTGATGGTCTTTCTACCACCACGATCTTCTAAGTCTGTTGTCTGTTCTAAGTTGTTCCCTGCATGGTACATAGGTAGAAACCCTGAACATGAACTACTGACGATATCTCATAGTGATCAGCTTGCCAGTGACTTTGGTAGATCAGTAAGAGACATAGTGAACACAGAAGAGTTCTCTAAGGTATTTCGTGGTGTGGCTTTGCGAAGCGACGTAAGAGCAGCAGGTAAGTGGAAGACAAACCAGAATGGAACCTACTATGCTGCTGGTGTCCGATCCCAGATTGCAGGTCGAGGCGCACATGTAGCAATCCTAGATGATGCAATGTCAGAGGAGGATGCAATATCCAGTGCAGGTAGGCGTTTCATCAAAGAATGGTATCCCGCAGGTCTCAGAACACGTATCATGCCTGACGGGGCCATCGTAATAATTAACACCAGATATCACTATGACGATCTATGTGGCTGGCTTCTCAAGCAACAGGAGAACATGCCTGACTACGAAACAATACCGTGGGAGGTTGTAAAGATACCTGCATGGGTTGACGAAGATGCAGCAGAGTTATTAGACTTGCCTGTAGGTAGCAGCTACTTTCCTGAATGGAAACCAGATCATGTACTGAAGGTAGATGAGAATGAGATTAAAGCCAGTAACGGCAGCAGGTATTGGAATGCCTTGTACATGCAAGACCCCACACCAGAAGAAGGCGGTATCATAAAGAAACGCTGGATCAAAGATTGGGAGTATGGTGATCCGCCTACATGTGATTTTATAATACAAACATTTGATACTGCTTTCTCCACAGCAAGCACTGCTGACTACAGCGTGATACAGACATGGGGCATCTTCTACATGTACAATCAGACAGATGAGGGCTACGAAGACTTTGCCCCTCACCTGATACTGCTAGGTAATATCAAAGGCCGCTTTGAATATCCAGAACTGAGGCGGCTGGCGCAGAGACTGTATAACCAACACAGACCTGATGTCTGCATGGTGGAAAAGAAAGCATCAGGTCAATCTCTAATACAGGACATGCGTAGGGGTGGACTACCTGTGATGGAGTATCTGCCAGACAGGGACAAAACCTCCAGAGTCTATGCAGCTACTCCCATAATGGAGGCTGGTCGTCTCTGGATACCCAAGGGTAAGAAGTGGGCAGACGATCTAATAGAAGAACTGATACGTTTTCCCAACGCTGCACATGATGACCAAGTGGATGCCTTAACGATGGCAATCCACTATATGAAGGACTCATGGCACCTGACCCACCCTGATGATCCAGAGTATGATGATGTCCCAAGACAGAAAGTTGCTACATACTGGGATGTATGATTTGGGAAAACAGAAAAAGTATGCTATAATAATAACATGATTGATTTAGAAAAAAAAGTAAATGAATTAGATAATAAGTTAAATGCTCTTATTTCTGTTCTTCAAAAAAATAAAAAGCCGGAAGTAAAACTTTTTCCATCAGCTTATATTAAAGATGATCTAGGTTATGAGTTTTATGATGATCTAACTGGATTTATGCGGTGGTACTTTGAAGAATGTCCAAATAAGTTTCAAGTTCCTTTTGATAATCCACTTTTATTTATTGAGGGACACACTGCCTGTACTTTATTTAGGCATGGACCGTATCAGGTAGAACTTGTTTATATGCAACCTGATACAGTAACTTATGATCATAATCATCCTGATGTAGATAGCTATGTTGTCTATCTTTATGGCACAAACTTTAGATATAAAGGAAAAGAAGTTCTTAGCAAACAAGAAGGACATTACGTAGAAAAAAATGGAAAAGCTTCTGCGTATATGAGAAAGATAAGACTGAAGCCAAATACGGTGCATGGTGCAGAGTCTGGTCCTAATGGAGCATGTTTCTTTTCTGTTCAAAAATGGCTAAGTGGTAAAGCTGGAGAGTCTATTGCTAATAGTTGGAACGGTGAAGAGTTAGGAGAAGAACACGCAAAAGGTATTCGGTGATGACCGAACTAGAAAAAATAATATATACTTTAGGTTTATCTGAGTTACACAGAAGTTGGACGACCACAGATATTATAAATCGTGTACTACCTCCATTAAAACTTAAACAGTATATTTTTATTTCAAATGAAAAGGTTCCTTTGTTCTATGCTTCATGGGCATTTATGAATCAAGAGTCATCAGATGCTAGAGAATTTTCAAAAAGAAAAATTCAAATACAAGATTGGAATAATGGACATGTTCCGTGGATTATGGATATTGTTTGTCCTATGGGCGGAACAGCAGAGGGAATTAAAGAGCTAAAGAAAGTTCCTAGGCATCTAGGTGTTAAAGGAAAAATAAAATTCTTTAGAACTAAAAAGGGGAAGAAAGAGTTACATCATGTTACATGGCTATAAAAAATCCAGATACAATATTTATGATAACTTAGAGTTTCTAGGTCTGAACCCGTATGAGCTAAAACATTTTTGTTTTGGTGAGTCCGGTGACGATGGTGCTGGAGATGATGCCGCCGCCGACTACTATGAGTCTCTTACAAATCCTGAAGCTGTAGCAGCAATGGCAGCAGTAGAAGAGGCTTCAAGACAGGCAGAAGAAAAAGCATCAGGAAGACAGGCAGCAGAAGAAGCATCTAGAGCGCAAACAGCATCACTAAGTCAAGCACAGAGAGATGCAGCAAATCAGATGAGTTTGGCTGATCCTACTCTAGATGTAGCATTTAATCTTGATCCTAGTATAGTTGATCGTGAAAGTTTAAATGAATTACAGCAAAACTATTTTAATATGCTTGACGATGTTGCCGAAGTAGACCCCGGCCTTGCTCAAAACTTACTAGATGCAAGAAGTATAAATACTGCTAGATATGGTATTTATAATCCAGAGGCAATGAATAAACTAGAAAAGCGAGGACTTAAAACTTTTGGTCTTGGTTATAGAGGAAGATTTGAAGCACTAAGCCCCGGAGGAGGTTTATCAAGAGAGGACTATGATCCTAACTCTTTAACAGGTGCTGGCACAGATGAAGCAAGTACTAATAAAGCTTTATTTGCAGAGTTTGCTAAAGAAAATCCTAGCCTCACAACAGTAGAAGCTTTAACTGAATATAACGCTATGACTAATCCAGATAGTCAACTTTCAATATCAGATGTGCAGTCTATGGGCTTTGACCTTAATGCTGCTGTAGGACCACAAGCAGATTTTAGAGAAGCAGCGGCACAAAAGGGATTAGCACAAGGTATTGGTTTTCTCGCTCAAACAGCAGTAACTGGAAGTCCTATTGGTGTGATAAGTGATATTGCATTGTCAGGAACTGGTAAGGGTGTTTTGGGTCATACAATAGATGCAGTTGAAAAAGCAACAGGTTTTGAACTACCAGAGTTGCCTGATATTGGTATTAGTATTCCATCTTATCAAGAAACAGCAGTTGATTTTTTTGGTCCTGCACAAGACCTAATGGACCCCTCTTCTTTTGGTATAAGTCCAAGTTCAGCAACTGGAGTGGCTGCTCCAACAGATGCAGATATAGGATTTACTGGACCCACTGATGTTTACGATTATGGATTTGATGGTCCTGAACAGATAGCACCACCGCCTGTAGAAAAACCAGTTATAAAAGAAAAAGAAGAAGTTATTGAAACACCCGCTCCGTCTTTTCCTGTTAGAGATACAACACCACCATCAAGAATAAGTCGCATAGCAAATATTTATAACATTAGCGAAGATGCCGCTAAAAGAATGTTAGGAGTTGCATGATGGCAACAGAACGTAATCCTTTTGATCGTATACCAGAACAAGAAACAAATGTAGTTCCTCTTGCTCCTGAAACAGAAGATATTGATGCTACTTTTGAGGTTGCAGAAGATGGTGGTGTTATTGTAGACTTCTCTGATAATATAGAGATGGAAGCCTCTGAAGATATTGCTGAATGGTATGGCAATATGATAGAGAATATGGATGAAGATGATCTAGAAGAAATAGCAGCAAACGTAATAGAAAACTTTGAGGCTGATAAAGATTCTCGTTCAGAGTGGGAGTCTATGTTTGAGCGTGGTTTTGATCTGTTAGGTCTAAAGCTAGAGCAAGGGTCTGAACCTTTTCAAGGTGCGTGTACTGCTGTGCATCCTCTGTTAATTGAATCAGCAGTTAAGTTTCAATCTAAAGCATCTGGAGAGTTGTTTCCCGCTAATGGTCCTGTTAAAGCTAGGATCATGGGTAAGTCAACCACTGAAAAAGAATTACAAGCTAACCGTGTTCAGAACTTCATGAACTATCAACTTACTGAACAGATGCCGGAATACTTTGACGAGTTTGAAAGAATGCTGTTCCATTTACCATTGATTGGTTCTGCGTTTAAAAAGCTGTACTATGATGCCACCGTGAAGCGTCCTAAGTCAGAGTTTATTCCTATTGATCAGTTCTATGTGTCTTACTATGCAACTGACCTTTCCAATGCAGATCGTTATACGCATGTGATCTATCGCAGTCCAGTAGAATTACAAAGAGATATGAGGGCTGGTGTATATGGAGATATTGAGCTAGGCTCTCCTGCTTCCTATCCCACCACCTCCTTCAGTGAGAAGATGGATACAATCATTGGTTTGTCTCCTATGTCAGACCATGACCCACAGTATGTTCTACTAGAGCAACACTGCTATCTTAATATTGAAGATGAAGAAGAAGCCTGTCCGTACATTGTAACTGTTGAGCAACAGTCCAGACAGGTGCTGAGTATCCGTAGAAACTACAAGCAAGATGACCCGAACAAAGAAAAAATAAATCACTTTGTACATTATAGATTTGTTCCCGGCTTTGGTTTTTATGGCCTAGGTCTTATACACTTCCTTGGTAATCTAACAATGAGTGCAACGGCAGCTATGCGTTCCCTCATAGATGCTGGACAGTTTGCCAACTTACCGGGGGGATTTAAGGCCAAGGGAGTCAGGATGGTTGGTGACAATGATCCTATAGCTCCCGGCGAGTTCAAGGAGGTTGAAGCAACTGGTGTAGATTTATCAAAGGCTATTATTCCCCTTCCCTACAAAGAGCCTTCCTCTACTCTATTCCAAATGCTGAACTTCGTAGCTACTGCTGGTCAGAAGTTTGCGGACAGCACAGAGCAAGTTATCTCTGATGCTGCCTCCTATGGACCCGTTGGCACCACTATGGCTTTGCTTGAAGCAAGCAGTAAATTCTTCACAGCAATTCATAAGCGACTGCATAAGTCTCAGAAAGATGAGTTCCGTATTCTTGCTCGTATTGACTATGACTATCTTCCTAGTGAGTATCCGTATGATGTTCCTTACGAAGATCGTAGTATCTTCAAGAATGACTTTGATGGTCGCATAGATATTATTCCTGTATCTGATCCTAATATTCCTAGTAACGCACATCGTATGATGATGGCAAACATGGCACTACAGATGGCGCAGCAATCACCACCGGGTATGTTTAATCTGGAAGCCCTAAATAGAACTATTCTTAATGCCTCTAACATGCCTAACGTAGATGAGATACTTCCACCAAAGATTGAGCCTCAAGCTCTTGATCCAGTATCTGATATTATGGCAGCGACGAAAGGCATACCTATTGCAGCCTTTCCCGGTCAGAATCATGATGCACATATGCAGGTAAAGATGGCATATCTTCAAGATCCGATGAATGGTGCTAATCCAATTATGCAACGTATTACTCCAATACTTCAAGCTAATATTCAAGAACACTCTGTGATGAAATACCAAGAACAAATGGTTGGTATTTCTGAAGAGCTTATGCAACAGGCTCCTGATCAGGCTGGTAATCCCGCTGTGATTGAGATGGCAATGGCACAAGCTGCACAGCAGGTGATGAACGCCAATCAAGCAATGGGTCAAGCACAGTCACCTGAACAACAGCTTGTTGCTCTTGAACAGGCAAAGGTTGAGCTAGAAAAGCAGAAGCTTCAGTCTGATACAGTAACAGATGCAGCAGAGCTTGAGATTAAAAACAAAGAACTTGAGATTAAAGAGACTGCACAGATTATTGAAATGCTTAAAGCATCTGCAACAGCTAACTCAAGAGAAGCACAATCTCAACTTAATCGTGAATCTAAAGAAGCAATGAAAGAAGCTGAACTAGCTACACGTAAAGAAATTGAAGAGGCAAAGATTGCCGCTGATATGTTAAGAAAACAAATGGACGATGATAAAGAAATGGACATGGCTGCATTAGAAAATCTTACGCAGTTTGCTAGTGAACAAATGAAGGAGACTAACAATGATGAAGAAAGGTAAAGGATATCCTTTTCACGTAAAGGATACTCAGAAAGGCTATGGTGATGCTTATGCTCAAGAGATTACGGGTGGTCGGGCCATTCGTAGTGAGCTAAACCAATGGGAGGATGACTCTTGGAAAACTCCAGAACCTATTAAACCTTCTCGCAAAAGTACCATCTATAACTAAGTATGGACATTTGGGACGAAGTAATAACTGAGTTTAATAACGAGATTAATAATCTGAGAGTAACACTAGGTAATGGGTCTGCTGAAGACTATCCACATTACCGTCAGATTGTTGGTTCTATTTCTAGCCTTGAATGGGCCAGAGATAATTTAACACAAATAATTAAAAAACGAATATATATGGAGGACGAAGACTAACAATGCAACAAGTAGGTTTAGGTGGCGCACTAAAAAATGATTTGTGGATAACTGAGGATGACGCCCCCGATCCCAGCCCACTACCCACTCTACCGGGATTTCACGTTTTGGTGCGCCCCGTTTCAGTAAAGAGTGTAACAAAAGGCGGTATCTTTATACCGGATTCAACTAAAGATGATATGTCTTATCTCACCA